AAAGGGCTGCGTAGAAAACCGCATAATCGAAACACCCTTTTCCGTGCAATGAATAAAACGATTTCCGCCTAAACACATACCGATGTGGTCAAAGTTGTTATGGTGTAGAACAAACATAACAATATCGCCGGGGCGGGTATCTTCTTTTTTAATTTCTTCTGCAAGCTCGTGATAGTGATCCACGAAATGAAAGAACTCATTGGCTTTGCATGGGCAGGCTGGATAATCATATTCTGGAAGTATAATTCCAAGCCCCTGCTCCGCAAGGACGGCAATAAGGCCCCAGCAATCGACAGCCCCAGGCTCTCGCCCATGATCGACATATTTCCAAGTCAATGCTTCTTCGGTAAGTAATTGCAATTTATTTGACATTGAAAATCTTCCTTGTCATACGGAACGGGTAGCCGCCAAACCGCGCAACATTGTTGTGCCGTTCGCATTCTGCCAGGCTTTTATTACATGAATCAATTCCACCGATCCAGCTATAAGGCTTCACGACATGCATCCTAGCCGATTTCCAAGAGATTGTTATATCTGCCCCAGACGAATACGAATAGACTCTTATGTAGTCTATGCCAGCCGTACCATTCACCCCACCTCCAGTTTCGCCCCATCCCGCAAAAGGTAAAGTGAATGTCTGCCAAGCTGGCGTTATACCTAGCCCGGTCAAGTCTCCGTAATTCCATTCATTAAGATCGTGTTTCCCACCACTACATACTTCTATTTGGCTCTCCGCTGTAATCAAAGCCGGTAAATCGCACTTAATATCGATCAACAAAGAATCCGTTGCCTTATCTAAACCCCGTATCTTCTTTGCCCTAAAATGAGCTTCTGCCATTGATGGATTACCAGTATGAGAGATAATGCTTCCGCGGTGGAGCCAATAATATTCATTGCTAAACCCAGTTGGAACAATAAAGCCTCCCGCGCCGTCATCTATCCAACAACCGAAGCCTTTATAGGTCCACGCGCATTGGTTGCGAATGTATCGACGTAACGGCAATTCAACATTCATCAAATCCAATTCCGATATGAGCCTGAACTGAACACTGTTGGATCGTGAGTCCGAAGTCGCGGAATCGATGTAGTATATGTCTTCCGTGTAGGCAGATTGATTTGCCAGATTCTCCTGCCATACTTTACGGATAGTCACTTTGCGTCCGCGCAACCCATCGCGCAACTCTAAGAAGCTCTGGATGAAGCGATTGGCATTGCCGATAGTGATTGAAAGCGAATTGGTTTGGCCCTCAGTATTCTCAGATATTGACCCATGCTGCAAACTAAACGCCGTGTAAACTTGAGGTGAATCGACGCCAGAATCAGTCTTGAAAAATGAAATGTCTGCATCGAAATTCGCCAAGAACAAATCGGACTCGCCGCTTGCTTCAGGAGTATCGGATATGTTAATCCGGTAAAGCGTGACAGGCTTATTGGCCTCAGCATTCTTAGTGGCTACAAAATCGTCGTGTGGAGTGCGGACCATCGTTATACCTCACTCGCATTGATAACAACAAGCTCGCATTCGCCTGTGTAAACCCCGCCACGCAACCTGCCATGATAGGAGCCGTCCTTAAACCTCACGTTGTGTTGTACGCTATCGAATGGGCTAGTGAACGTGAACGCCTCAAACGCACCGGATCGGGCTGTGAAGAATGCCCTAAATGTTTGGTATTGCGCCTGGGTCATTGACGGTGTTTTTATCCTAAACCCAACTATACTTCGATTAGAAATCAATCGGCGTTGCTCGGTACCACCGTCCTCAAACGAGGTTACAGCTACTGGTTTGTTGTAAACCTCTTCAATTGAGAAGCGTCTGAAATCAAAATCAGCCATCAGGGGCCTCCAGTTTGGCCGTTTTAGTCGTTGGAGCGTTTGATGCTTTTAATTGTGCAATGAGCCATTCACCATCAATACAAATCACTGGAATTTTTCTAAATGGTGAATGGTGTTCCTCAATTGGAATTGTCATTTCACCGCTGGTTTGAATGAACCCAGATTTAACCTCGAACTTCTGGGTTAATACAAACATACCAATTCCTATTGCAGCTCCAACCAAAGACCCCATAAATATACTGAGAAACCTATCCACGACGCACCACCCTTCTAACTCTCCCATGTTCGAGAGAGTTCATATCGATAATGTTGATGATTGTATCACGCCCTACATCCGATGCCATTGCCAAAGCTACGGATTCTGGAACGATTAAATTATGAATATTTAATGGTCGACCTCCTTCTTCACCCTCCTGAGCTTTTTGAGCATCGTATCTTGGGATAACTTTCTCATTTTCATGTAGTTTGTAATATCCCGTATATGGAACGTCTTCGATACCAGATGCAAAACCGGCTCCGCCTGCTGCGCTTACCATTCCAACTCCACCAGAACCAGAAAAAGCACTCCCTATACCTGCTGAAGCACCTGCCAAACCCATTGTTGCTGTTATACCAGCCATTGCAGGAACTGCATTTGCACCTGCTGTTGCTAATGATACAAGAGCTGCCGCAGGTGCCCATGCTAATGCAACAGCTCCAGCTGCTCCAACTGCTAAAGCTGGAAACATGATCATAGCCAGTTTAGCAAGCCCAAAGTTTATAGCCATTTGAATTGCCGTTTGAATTAAGGCGGTTACAATAGATAGACCAAATTCTTGAAATGCCTGAGTTGCAGATTTAGTTCTTGTTATCACCCCCATAATAGCACCGGTTAATTCTGTTGATATTTTTTGACCGATACTTACAACACCTGTGTGCACCATCTGGAAGAAGTTTGAAAATTCTCTATATAGGTCGCCAATTCCTGACTTAAATCCCTCAGTAATCTGAAAAGAAGCACTTTTTTCTTGAAATCTAGTAAGTTCATCACTAATTTCAATCATGACTTCTTGAAGTCTTATAAAGTCATAAGTTCCTTCTCTACCTTGAGCGCGAAGATTCTCCAATTCAATGTTGGCTTTTCTGAATTCCTCAACTAAATTCTTTTGGGTATCTCCAATCAAGTCACTAAGTCTATAGGGAGAGATCTTTGAAAATCTAGTAAGTTCTTCATTGATTTCAGCTATTACTTCTTTAGTTCTATGCCAATCATATAATCCTTTTTTACCCTCATTGGTCAGTTTTTCAAGCCAGCCAGTTGCTCTCTTAAGCTCGATGTTAAGCTTTTCTCCGGTTTGGCCTATCACATCACCAATATCTATTTTTGAAAATCTAGTAAGTTCATCATTGAGCTCGGCTATTTCTTCTTTAGTTCTATGCCAATCGTATAATCCTTCTTTACCTTCTCTTTGAAGAGCTTTGAGCCATTTAGTAGCTCCTTTTAGTTTGTTTTCTAGGTCTTCTTGAGTTTTCCCGATTATATCACTTAGTTTAAACCTAGATGGGTCAACAAAACCTTGGTGTCTCATTGATCCTATTTTACTTATGGTTTCTTCAATCTCTTTCCATTCAACTCCAAGTGCTCTAATAAGCCCAGTAATAAATGGCATTTTAGCATCAACGATTGCGACTAGAGCATCGAAATCCTTACCAAATTGGGCTTTGATAACATCCCAATTGATTGAAAACCCTTCAGCAAGAGCAGAACCTAGATCAGTTAACCCACCCACAATCTTCGGCTTAAGACCGACGAGACCGGCAACGTAATCTTTTTCAAGAGCGAAGAGAGCCGACTTAACAGCATCGTCTAATCCTCCTGCAGTTAATGGTTGAATGCCTCCAGTAAAGGCTTTGTTTATGGACTTCCCTAATTTCCTCCAGTTTTCTATCCAGAATATACCCCCAGATTTCGGATTGAACGCCATGTCCAATAATTGCGTCATTGAATCTACAAAGGCCTTGAAGTCAATCCTAAACCCAGAAAACATGTCGCCCAATACTTTACCAATTAAAACTCCGGCGAAGGTGAAGCCCCTTATGACATTGTTTATCACGTCTAAAATAAGCTTATAGTCCACTGTAAAGGCTTTACGAAACGCTTTACCAAGCGCGTCAAGATCTATAATCGTGTTATCTATCCACTTAGTAATCGCAGACCAAGTGGTATTGGTAACCTGAATAATGTAATCAGATGTTGCCAACCAGATAGCTCTAAGTGCATATAAAGCAACTCCAAGTGTAACAATTCCAATTAACACTGGAGATAAAATAAACCCAAATGCCGATAACGAAAAAGCAGCAATCTTTAATGCCAGCCCCAAAGCGAGTATTGCTGCACCTGCCGCTATAACTGCGGTAGTCCAAGCTCCTATAACAACCATCGAGTCGGCATTTGCTTTTACCCACAACCCAATTGCTTTCCAATTTTTACGTAGATATTGCTCAACTTGGTTTAGTTTGAATTTCAGTGTATCAAAAATTCCTGTATCCATTACCATGATACGAAACAGGAACCATTTATCAATCATCATACTGATCATGCCAGCCCAAGACTTGGCAAGTTCGTCTGTTGCACCTTTAAATTTGCTACCTGCTTCTTCCCAAGCTTCCATTAAACGTTTTTTGGTTTCTTCTGCTGTGTAGGTTACACCAACTTTGAAACCCAGCATGCCGAGAATACCACGCTCCCTAAACAGGTCAGCTGCTGCAGCCCCAGCTGAATACATTCTAATGACCTGGCCTGTAACCTCTCGGATTGTAAAGCCTGTTGCTGCAGCCAAGTCACCAATTAAGGGCATCCACTCAGTTACTTCTTTAGAACCACCTTTCATTACACCAGATAGAAATGTTGCTGATTCCATGATCTTTTCTAATTCAAATGGAACCCTACTTGCATAATCGGCCATCTGGTCAAATAATCTAATGCCTACAGCGGTGGATCCAAGAAGAACTTTTAACCTCAAACTATATTGTTCAGCAACAGAAGCTGCATGTATAAACTCTCTAGCTATTAGACCGGTTGCTGCTGTAATAGCTGCACCTGTCCATGAAAACTGAGAGCCTAATCGATTAAAAGTTTGAGAAGTTTTATTGACAGCACTTCTAACTTGGGCCAATTGCTTATTTATGATCTTATCAATCGATCTATCCCACTGGCCCGTGGATAGAATAAGTTTTGAGGTTATTGCTCCAGCATCGAAACCCACTATTGTCCTCCAATGAGCGACAAGTCGCTCCAATCCTTCTGGGTATGCTCCTTTTGGGTTACTCCATGTGTTAACATAGTAATTTGATTTCTGAGGGCGGTTACCAATGAATGAACTTCTTCGCCTTTAGCGAAGACAGTTCCACATGCTTCAATTAAAGCTAGTCTATGTTTTAGACTTTCCACTCTGGCCAACCTAAACCAAAATTGAAAAGCACGCTCATCTTTCGTGCTTAACTGTTCAAACGTGAAAAGACCGGGGAAAGCTGCAGCTATCGAGCCGATTGCTTCTCCCCGGTTCCCACGTTTCCCATGGATTTACCAGTCATTTGAGATTCAAGTGTGTCGGTCAAATATTTAATTACAGCACACTTTTTTCTCACATCGATCAATTCAAGTGTTTTCAATTCGGCTCCCAAAAGCAACGAAAGCTGTTTGTCTACCTGGTTGATGTTCTCTTTTGTAGACGGCTTTTCTTTTTTGTCTTTTTGACTCTTTTCGACGTCTGATGCCAAGATGGCAATCTTGTCGAGCGTGTCAACTGTAATGTCACGAATTATGTAGATTGTTCCACCCAACCTAATGACAATAGGTTCAAACAGTCCGTCAGCGTCGTATGTGACTGGAGTTTGTGGTTGTTTCGTTTCGTTCATAAGAGTATCTCCTCTTTTTGTATGTGGCTAAGCCCTAAGCGATAGCTGGGCCTATTCTCCATTTGCGCAAAGCCGCAATACCAGTTGTGGTTTGGTCAGAGTAGCCCTTAAACATCGTGTTGTATACACGTTGTCCGGTGTTGTCATAAGCCAACTCATAGTTAGCTTTAGGACTAGCCTTAAAGATATGCAACCAAGTTGATGTGTTCGGGTCTGCTCCACCATTTTCCAAGACCGGCTTGATGATGAGCTCTTGTGCTCTATCATATCGGCTGACTCCAACAGTTGCCTTAATGGTCATTGTGGTGCCAGACGTTCCAGATCCTGTCGCACCTGCCATCAATGCAGCCAACACAGACAATTGAGTTCTTGTTAGAGGGGCTTCAAACTCGGTTGGCCCTCCAACAATAATGTCGTCAATTGAATCAGTGCCTTGTTGGTCTTCAAAAACCCCAGCGTCTTCTTCAGAATAACGGAATTTACATCCGCCATGGGTTTTTCCCAGGTCGGTACCGCCCCACTCCAGGACGCATGGGCCGAGATCTTTTGTAGGTCCTGTTGCCATAGTTGTTTTTCTCCTTTCCTAGACGTCTGTTCCCTGAATACGAAATAGCATGTTCACACTGAACTCGTGTCGACCTCTTTCATCTTGGCCCAAATAAAGTGGACCTGAGAGACATTCGGCTGTTTGAATTGTAAATGCCTCTCCCGAAGTTACTACAGGCAAGTCTATCCCAGATTCCCCATGATATAAATCTCTAAAAAACAGGCATAGCCCTCTGCCTGCATGATAATCCGTGGATCTCACAAGGCATTGAATTGGAGCTTCAATCTTATCAGTTAAGTAGAAGTCGGGATTTTCACCAGATCTCTCTAATAAGGTTACGCATTCATCCTGAGCGTCTTCTGGTCTAAATCCAGCAAATAGGTTGGTGCCTATTACCCAGGACAACTTTGAAGCTGCGTGTTCGACAAGAGGTTGTAACATATTAGTTATCCTTTTCTAATCTTCCTAGCAATGATACCAATGTAGAGGGTTTTATTTACACTCATTGGAATTTCCATAAATTTACCACCAGATCCTGGTGTAGTAAAATTGAATTCAGGATGTTCATGCATATAAGCTGCGTAGTGTGTGTTAAACCCTATAATGGCAACAAGCTGATTTGGAGTCAAGTTCATTACATTTCCAATTGCTGGTGTACCGTTCCCAAGTAAATCTTTTGATACTCCAATAAGATCATTCTCAACATGGACACTACCAGAACCCCTTAGCATTCCTTCTCTTAGCGGAACTGTTGGAATCTGCATTACACAGTCGTTCATCAACTGCATACCAGCTGTGCCTAAACCAACTCTGGCTCTGTCAACTGTTATGTTTTTCTTCATACTGGTTACGAATTGGCTAGCGTCTATGGTTAAACTCTCCATTATACTATGGAAACCTCAATCGATCTTTCTCCAAAATCTTTATTGATTCGTTTAGCAACTACTTGTCTTCTTTGCCCTTCAACCTCGATCATCTGACCAGATACAATAATTACACCTATTTTGAATAGGACAGTTCCATTTGCCGTGATTTGTTTACCGCTAAAATCAGTAACCAAATGCTGACTCCAGTCGACTCTGGCACGATATTCTAATTCTGTTTCAGAAGTTATTGACCCCCATTTATCCTTAACTTCAGTTACAAGAACAACGGTATCTGTTAAGTATGTTTCGATCATAGTATGCCTGCTTTTGCAATCAATTCTTTAGTAGGTGCTGTTGATCTTCTTGATTTGATCCACCCACCTTTTTTTAAATCGCTGAGATTTCTAATATCTTTAGTTTTGTTTTTAGCAAGCCATTGAGTTGCTTTTCTGTAGTTGAGGGTTTTTATAGATCTATTGCTAAGTTCTTTAATTGTATCGTATTCACCATGGGCTTTGAGTCCTTCAACAGTAATTGGAAACATATTGCATCTACAATTTGGGTGAAAAGGAGTTCTTGCATCCAATTTGGGGAAATTAGGATCAACACCAGATATGGAGTATACTCTGCCCATCCTGGTTCTACAAACAGGACATGCATCACCATGCACATCAACTTGAATTAAATCCATTCCAAGTTGAAGAGCCGAGTTAATTGTGCCTTGGGTTTGTGCTTCTCGCATTCTAGTTCTTGTCACAGTAGACACATAGTATCCTGGATCGTATCTACGGCCGCCGGCTAATACAAGCTTACCTTCATACAAGTCTGCTGTAATTTCAGATAGAATTTTTTCAGATATAGTCCTTCTCGATTCACCAAGAATAAGACCTTTAGAAATTGCCTCGTTTACAAGACGCTCTTCTAATACAGACTTTTGCATACTTCGAACAAGTCTTCTAGTGTGTTTGCTGATTTCCCCATTAACAATCAACAAATCTCTAGCAATTTGGTCCGCCAGGATTGCCACAGACTGTGTGTGTATAACATTTCCCATGCTGATGCTGCCAACTACACCGAGGTCAGAGGCGGAAGCCACGGTAACAGCTAATCCGTATTTGTATGCACTGAAAACAAGAGAAGGTGCAGACTTTACGGCCAACCGATTAAGCTGCGTAATTTGCATTTCAATAGTTCGCATCAGTTCTGTCATTCTCCATCTTGAAAAATCTGACACATTGGCTCGTCTGATTTTCTTCAAGATGGTATCTTTAGCCTTTTCATATTGGGAAATCAGAGTTTCAACACGAAAAACGTATTTGTCCTCTGCTGTAAGTTTCCCAACTGGGCTTAGAGAGTTTATTGGCCGTTTAGCCACTTAAGTTTTTAACCTCTTCATGGATGACAGACAGTTCTATAGCTCTGGCTTTGCACCGTTCATCGATAACTGCGATACTTGTTTCAACTGAGCTTATTTTCTCGGTCATCCCATTTCTTACTGCAGCATCTAACTTATCTATTTTTATTTTCATTGTCTTTGTACTTTGCCAATTCACTCCAGCATAAAACGAAATAAGTAAAACATTAAACAAGCTGATACCTATCAATTCGGTAGTCATAAGACATCCTCCGAGTCGTCTCGTTTAAGATCGGTTGCAAAAGCATTGTCTAGTGTGTTAGTTACATAGGCTTCAAGTATCTCCATTACAATAGGAGCAATTACAATGCCAACACTGTCATTGCGATACTTTTCTTTTACTACCCCAGCTTCTAATACATTTTGCGCTTGAACTCCCATTCTTTGGTCTAGCCCAATTCCTTGCTGTAGCATAAACAAAGCCTGTTCACATTGGGCTTCTTCTAACAAAGCTTGGGTTGCACCTGTTAGATTAAACTTTTTGCTTCTGTTTAATCTATTATATGCAGTGGTTAAAGCGCCTACTTTGTCTGTTCCAGATGCCCAGTATGTAGAAGCATCTAATCTCGTGCTAAAATAGATGTCTGCATTTGCATCTGTAATCCAACCATAGGTTGCCATACTACACCTCCACTCCGTAATCTAATAGGATACGTTTTATTTTTCCACTATTCGTTGCAACAATTAGTTTTTTAACTTCTGGGTCTGACAAGTCAACATAATCAGGACCTTTTTTGCGTTTTATTCTTGAATAGTTAAAACCGTGCTTTATTACACATACCATGTTTTTGCACATAGGTATTAACTCAAAAAGCCGTCTAGTTGCAGTCCCACCAGCAACAAACGTTAAACTTTTATAGTCATGCCAATCAGAATATACAGATTTAGGAAATACTTTTGTTGTGAATGGAGGGGGTTGACACATCTTTGCATGGTGTGCAATAAAGTTTTGTAAACAAGACCACATAATACCTTCAGCGAATACTCCAACAACAGTTTCATCTGGGTTTGCATGCTTGACTGCGAATTGATGAATTTCGTGCATAGCTTTATGATGATACACATCATCCGAATCTATTCTACTCTGTACTAGATAGTCTGTTGTTATTTCAGACAATCGTTTACGCCCTTCATCGTGAATGAAATGCACATTATTCTGGTTAACCATCATAGTCTGTGTAAGATGTTTAAATCGCTGACCACAAATTAACCAAACTTCCATATCCTCCACATCATATGACTGATTGTTTATGCTTTTAAGGGTATAATCCCAGAATAGCCGAAACCGCTTACGCACCCAATCCTCAGTTGGATGAGTTTCTTTACGATCAATCGTAAATGGCACCCAGATTATATGTTTAAATGTGGCCATTTTCATTTTCCTTATCGATAATGACATACCAAAAAGCATTTTGATATAATTTTAGAGTGTATCTTTTGCCTTCTAGTAAAGTTTCAAAATCTTCAGATTGGAAAATTTTAAGATGCCCTGGGTCGGTTACACGTTTGCTAGGAGTGGTAATAACCAATCTACCATCTTGGTTTAAGGCAGCAAGCAGGCCATTAACTAATTCAAGAGGATTTTTAACATGTTCGATTACTTCACTGCAGACGATGAAATCATATTTTCCAGTGTTGACAATCCCACTAAAACTCTTAACATATTCCCATTTATAATTCGGGAATAACTCAATTGCCTTGTTAATACCAGTAGAAGAAAAATCGATTCCAGTCCATTTCCCAAGATTACAGTTAAGCCTATCCATAATAACTGTTGAATGTCCACATGCGCATCCAACATCACAGTATTCAAGTCCTTTGAGGTAGCGGATTATATCCTCAAATCTGACTTGGTGTTTTGGCCAACTAAGATGAGTCCAAGTACGATTTGGAATCCAATGTTCTGTGATATACTTTTCAGCTGTCAGCATGAATCTTCTCCCTAATAATGGTAGTTGAAATATGTTTGGTGTAAGGAAGCCAAAAAACCTCTACACCAATATTGCCTAAATCCTCCTCAGCTTTATCCCATATCGGCGTTCCTTTCCAATCATCACCAATAAATACACGAGTTAATGGACGATTCGCTTTTTGTTGTAAACACTCGTTAACTATATTTCTTTCGCGTCTAGTAACTACATGATCTGCGTATTTAATAGATTTGACTATTTCAATACGCTCTGCAAATGGAATTATTGGTGCACGGTGCTTGTATGCTAAAACTACATCGTCTGTCGATACACCAACAATAAGAAATCCACAACGAGCATTAGCACGACGTAACAAGTTTAAGTGTCCAATATGAAAAAGATCAAATACCCCTGTAATGTATCCTACTATCATAAGTTATCCATTCTAGGAGCTCCGGGTTTTTTCAAATAATTTATAACATAAGACGGGCGGGGAGGTCGTTCAATTGGAGTCATGTATGTATTTCCAAAGTTTAGAGCCATGTACTTATCTACTGGACCAGGAGCGTGAAACATCCGTCCAAACATTGGAACTTCTACAATATCTGTAAAAAGTGATACTGGAAAAACAGTGCATCTTGGTTTAACAGTAGATGGACACCAACGCACTTTTCCATTCTCATGGAGGAACCATGTAGCAATGTCTGTATGTATATGATTTTTGTCGAGTTTGATGGCTCTAAGAACTGGTAGCGGTCTATAGATTGGTTTTACCAAAAATTTACGTTTCTTAAATTCTTTTACAAGTTCTTCCCCTACAGGTTTGAAGTTTTCGTATAGTAGACCAATATCCATGTCCCGATCATGTTTAATGAAGCCTTTTTCACGGATTGCACCAAGACAGGTTCCACCTAACAATAGTGGAACGAGTCCGTGTGCTTCTAAAACGTCAGCAATCTCAAATAGGATACGCTTTGCGACTTCTGGAACAAGAATTGGCGGCATTAAAATGTCCTTCCCGTCAAAAAATAGAAGCTGTTCCAAAGTTTTTCATAATAATCTTGACGTTTGCATCCAGCAATCTTATTTTGAAACAAACCTTTGTTGCAACTGGGTAGATTTTCAAACTGTTTAGCAGGAATAACATGTTTTTGAGCATTTGGAAATGTCTCACAAAGCCAATAAAGATCGTTATATGGATTTTGCATATCTCGTAGATCGAAAGCAATATACTCTCTATTGCAAAAATAAACCACACCACAGAACCCAACTTGAACTGGAGCATCGATTAACCCAGCTCGTGTAAACTTCGTGTCTCCAAGATAACGACTTCCATGAAACGTTCTTCCTATGACTCCAATAATGCCTTTTTCTTTAACTGCACTATACCCATCCATCAATTCTTGGGTAAAACCTGGAAGAGGCATAACATCGTCGTCTGGTTGGATGATATAATCACCCATAGTTAACAGTGCAATAGCATGACGCGTCTTATTGCCAATATCGCTGCTAAATCGCACATGAACAATTCCTTTAGGCCAATGCACTTTATCCAGTCCCCCACAAGTGCAATCGACAACGAATAGCTCATCTATCGGCTCTGCAAGCCATGCTTTGCAAACCGCAAGAATTGAATCAATACGGTTATGGACAACAATACAGACGCTTATTGATTTGCCGTTTAGCATTGAATACAGTCCTTATAATGTAATCAGCTTGTGCAATAGGGGCACAATATTTATCGTAATACTCTTTTCCAGCTGCTCCTATAATTTCACGTTCTTCACTGTGTGTTAAGTAGTAATCTATAACCTCTAACATATTAGATAAGTCTCGTTTGACCGTGATGAAAATTGGGAAATCCAAGCCGTTGCCAGGCATTGCGAAAGGCGACTCTATAGTTAAACAAGGAATTCCCATTGCTAAACACTCCATGTGTCGCCACGTCCAGTCGCCCCCGACACCTGGTAATGCAACCACTATCTTAGTTTGTGCTGCCATTGCCCAGTAATGTTCTGCAGTATACTTCTTACCCTCTACACCTTCCGGAATAGCGCATCTGTTTCTACATTGTGTGATGAAAGCGTCAGACTCCAGGTCCTTGCGACTCTTTATCATCTGGGTGGCTTTGATGCGTAATCCATCGCGATCCGTATTGCGTCCTATGTGCATAACGTCGTATTCATAATATGCCAGATCGCGCAACGCACGATAATCTTTTAGTTCAGAAAACAGTGTTATAGAGTGTGTTTGGGGAATTGGGTGGAAATTTGGCAACTTACATTTTTCGTCTAAAGCCTGAATCTTAAAATAATGCGCTTTGCTTTCGCCGACAGTTTCTTCAAACTTATCGCGAGTAAAATCGCCAAGATCATACCATGCAGTTTTCATTTCTCCTGACACTACATTCTGAATGTCCAGTCGTAAAACACTAGTTCCCACTGCATATTCTGGATTGTCTGTGGTTTCACATAAAGCCATACCTGTTCTATGGATTCCATACGGCAGAAAATTACGCCATGAGTGATCCCACATATCTGGATGAGCAAATGTAATATAAAATTCTGGATTTTTATTCATTATCTTGGTTTCCTTGCCAAAACATCTTGTGATCGTCGCCAAGTATAATTAGTTACTTTGTTAAGTGGTATTTTGATGTTTTTCTTTTTATCGATAACTTCGAATTCGGTAAACCCATATTCAACCATCAATGCAATTACTTCATATGCCGATGTTCCTGCTGCTTTCAATAAACGAGGATCTATTTCAATGAAGATCAAAACTTCACCACTATTAGCAATTAGACTTTTTGCGCCTTTTAGGACTTCGGTTTCCATACCCTGAACATCTATTTTGATTGCATCAATATGATTGTGCATAAGGTTCGAGTAGTCATCTACTGACAAAACAGCGCATTCTTCTGATCCATTATTGCGAACATTGCTAGCAACAGTTGAATGGTTTCCAGAATTTTTATTGCATAAGTAAAGACGTTTTACGTACTTATCGTGGTTTCCAACTATATAATGTGCAGTCATTAACTGCTTAAATCCGTTTAGCTTGTAATTCTCATACAAATATTCGTGATTTCTTGAGCTTGCCTCAAACGCAAGAACTGACCCATCTTCCCCAACCATCTTGGCAAACCAAAGAGCCGTCCATCCGATATGAGCACCCACATCGATGACATGCATTCCAGACTTTATATTGCGCTGAATTTCGCGCACCAAGCTAGATGCATACATAGAGTGCTTTGCTAGATCCCGCGAAATGACAGTATCATTTGGATCTAGCACCATTTTAAATGGTCCAACATTCACATAGCCATTAAACTCCATTGTCTTGCTCCTGCCCCCAAATTAAACCAGCTGACTTTCTTTGAGCCATTAGTTTTAAATCTTTTGCTTTGTTAATTCTTGCTTCTTTATGTGTTAAATCCATCAATCTTTTATCTTGATTAGGGCTGTTATGAATTATTGCTGGTTCATCCATGTATGTAAATCTTCCAAGATGGCAAGCAAGCCAATAAACTTCTTGACATGCAAAATGGAAATACTCAGGAAAGAACGGCTTTCCTTCTGGGTATCGTGCCTTGAATTTACTGCCCATCAACGCGACCCCAGTTGGGTGATGTTCATGATTCTGAGCAAATCCAACAACACCGTCATCGTCAATGAACTTCGAATTAAATAGATCCATGGCTTTTTTGATATGACCTTTTTGGAACACTATGTCGTCTGTCCCATATAGTAGGCCATCTTTTACATACTTCATTACTGAATTCCTACAGTAGGTTGCTCCATGATGGCCTTCTATATTCATAACAACTAAATTGTGTGCGTGTATATTAAGCAAACGATTTAGACATTCTTCGTCTCCGTCGCATACAACGAGAATGCCCAAATTTGGTTCGTTAATGCAAGAAGCCAACGTACTTTTAAGACGTTCAAATCTACCTCTAGTCGGTATCACTATTGTGACGTGTTTCATGTTTTAATCTCCTACTAGCTTGCCAGTGGGTTATCACTGGGCTATCCCCCGCTTCCGGCATTGCATCAAATATGGTGCAATATTCAGAAGGCATTTCAGTAAATTTAAGTTTCTCCTCTTTAGGATGTTCCAGCAAAGCGGTATGAAGATTTTTCTGATCCCACAAATCAGGATGTTGTTCGTTTACTTTCATCCAATGCTTTAGAAAATTGCGTGTCTTTTGGTTGTTTGCAAGATAAAGGGTGCCACTTAGTAATTCGACGTTGCCTAGTTTCTTTTTTCTGAGATGAGCTGAAAAATCAGTAC